CCAGATGTTCAAGAGGGAGCAGACTTCCTCAAATGGAAGCGGCGCAAGAAGTGAAAACCGGCGCCTACATCGTCCAAGCCAACAGAGACGCGCCCATTCTTCTCTGCGTTAGGGATTATGAGCGCGGGGGGTATCACCAGTTCGAATTGGATATTCAGAATGTGGCTCGACTGGCTGCGGAGTGCTCTGACCGTGTAAGCATCGCTCTAGGCGCAGTTGATATGAAATCTGCCGGACAGGAAAGCGCCAAACTTCTTTCCGCATTATGGCAAGACCGCGGACTTCCGAGCGGATCATGAGCCTTCATATCACGCCCGCGATGCTGGAGGCGGCGTACGAACTCTTAAGACAAACCCCGCCGTTCCGGCGTTGGCGGCTTCCCGATCCGGATGACGTGACGTTTTGGGCCGTGCCATTGCCTAATGACGACCAGGGCGAATTGTTCAAGGCCAAGGACGGGAAATTCCGCGTAACCGTGAGCCCTGCAAGACATAAGACGCTTGCTTCCATGCAGATGACGTTGGCCCACGAAATGGCGCACATGCGACAGGACCAATTAAAGCGCCGGGATCACCATGGCGCATCGTTCCAGCGTATAGCCGATCAGATTTGCAAGTATCACGGATTTGATCGCGGACAATTCTGAGGTCTGCGCCCGCTCTGTCCCCTCCAGAGTTGAGATAGCGCGACGTGAGCCCCCGGTTGGCGAAAGCTGGCCGGGGGTTTTGCTTTGGTGGTTCTGTTGGTCCGCAGGGCACTCCCTAACAGCCATTGTTTTTGGCGGTAAGCGTGGTGGGCGCGACAGGGATTGAACCTGTGACCCCTCCCGTGTGAAGAATTTGCCCTCTAGCGTTTGCAATGGCTTAGGCCGAACCGGGCCCATGAACATTGCGCTAACAGGCGCCATTCGTTCCCGGCAATACGGTTCTTATGGGCCAAAGGTCACTCCCTGCGCCAAGTGAGCGACTTGGCCGCTTTCTGCAAGTGGTCAGGAGAATGACGGGCATAGACCCTGAAAGTTGTTCTGGTATCGGTATGGCCGAGATATTGGCTCACTTCGGTGATGCTGGCGCCAGCCTCGATCATCCAGACCGCCGCAGTATGCCGAAGGACGTGGGGAGTGACCGCATCAAGGCCGGCGCGCGCCACGGATTCCCGGAACGCCCGCTTGACCGATTTGACCTTCCTTCCGCCCCACTCGATCACCCACTCACTTTCCCGCCCCTCGTAGGCCGCTTCCAAGGCCCGCCTGGCCTCTTTGTTCATCGGCACGGTTGCTCTGCCCTTCCGCCCCTGGCTGCCGTCAGCAAGCCTTATTTGCCCTCTGGCGAAATCAACCCGATCCCAAGTCAGCTCCAGGATCGCGCCGGACCGGCCTCCAGTGGTCAAGGCCAGGACCAGGAACAGCCTCAGATGGGGCAGGGAGGATGCGTTTAGGAGCCTTTCGAACTCCGCCCGCGTCAGGTAGCGGTCTTTGGGCACCGGCGCCGGGGGAAACCAGAAATGTCCGCCACGGCCCTTTGTAGCGGTCCTCAGAAGCCCCAAATCTTTGATGACGGTCCCGGCCGAGACCTTCCGAGCTTTTGCATAGGCCTTGCACATGGCCGGCGTGATCTGGTCGGGGCGATATTGGCTGAAATGGGGTTCCAGCGCCTTCCAAGAATAACGCATGGCTTCATGGGATCGGGCCGATTCCTTCTGGCTTAGATAATCTCTGACAATCTCCGCCACGGTTTCCCCTTGGGGCTGGCGCTGTTGATCCTTTAATCGCCGTTCGGCAACGGCCCTATCGTCGGTTCGAAGCGAAACCCGCTTGGTTTCGCCCTTTTCTCGCCAGACAGCATAATACCTGCCCCGGTAGAGCTTGATCCGCACCCCTCGATCCTCGCCACTTCCCCTGCCGCGACGCGGATTAGCTTTCCAAGCCGGAAAGAATGCAAGGCCCCGGCCTCAATCAGCTTGTAGACATGACGCGGGCTACAGCCCCAGCGGTTCGCCAGGGTGCGCGGGGAATAGGCCGCGGGGGCCTTGGGGATGGGGACAATCATCAGAAATCACCTTCGGAAACTTGAGCGCACGGAATACCTTTTGCGCGCCACATCTTTACGACGCGGCTCCGATCGTCAAAGGCCATGATCGGCTCCCATCCATCGGCTACAATGTGATGGAGCAATTCTGCTTTCAGCCGGTCATCGTCTTGGTGATCGCCAGCTTTGCGCATGTACAGCGGGGCTTCGGGTAATTGGTGGCGAGCCAGCCATTCCAACGTCTCTTTTCGGCACTCGTCCGAGCGTCCCGAAACATAAACGATTTGCTGGTCAGCATCGAATAGCGTAATCGCCAATTCGATCATGTGCGGGATCGGGGCATCATCGCCACACGCGGCAAAAAATGAGCGCCAATCCTTCGGCTCCGATCGGATATGTCTCAACCGATGCGAGCAATCCGCCAAGGTGCCGTCAATATCGAACAGGTAGCAGCGCGCCATTCTCTACCCCTTCCTATGGTGTGTGGGGGCGGAAAGCTCTTTCACCTGATCGCGGACATATTCCTCAAGGCTGTAACCGTCGCGGTGCAGATTCTCGGCGTACCATCGCGTTACCGCTTTCATAGCGACAGAAGCGCAACGCGATATAAGATTGTTGCGTTCGTCGTCGCTCATCTCTTATCTTTCTGAGGGGTGGCGGCACGCAGTTCATTGCGGACAACTTGGCGGGCCACCTTCTCGGACGGGTACACGAAGCAAATTCGATCATCGCTTTCGTTATCGACCACGACCCAACGGCGCGGCCCGTCATTCACGACCTCAAATCGCTTTTGGGGGCGGTCACTCATCTCTCATCTCTCATCTTTCTTCTGTGTGTTCGCCATAACAGCGGAGGCGGCGGTGAGGGCGGCGCGGGCGTCACCCTTTAGTGATCTCTCCTGCAACATCCATTGCATGCGCTTCGTTTCTTCGTTGTAGCCGTGGTAGATATTGCGATTGAAGATCGCCTTCGCCGCCGCTTCTACCGCTTCCTCTGTGAAGGTCATGGGCGAAATTCTTTCGTCGCAATTACGTTGCCGTCGCATAGAAGCTCGGCCTTCGGCTCCTTCTTCGTCGGCTTGAAATTGTCGAATGCAAACCGGACGAACCGTTCCGGGGCCTCCACGCGAGACGAGAGACATGCGCCAGTGCTATATTTTATGAACCAATAAATCGCCATCTACTCCCCTCCCATAAAATGCCGCTGGATCGCTTCGCCAAAGGCGAGGGCGAGTTCGAAAAATTCATTCGGCCCGACAAACTTTGTGCCGAATTTCTCCATCAACATCTCCCGCATTTCTTCCCGGCTAAGGGGTGGTCTGTCGTGGGCCTCGATGAAGGCGGCGGATTCCTTCAATAGCTCAGAGGGAGCCTGATAATCTGGGTCCGCGTAATAACAGAGACGCCTCACCAATTCCTTCGCGTCAGTGGTCATGGCTTTGGCGCTTTCAGGTATTTTGGTAATACTGGATAAACGCGCTCGTCCGGCCCTTCACCAAAGAGCCAGTCGAGCGCCTTCTTGGGCACCAGCACCATATCGCTGTCTCTATCGGTCATTGGTGGGGCTTTCTAATTCTACGAAGTCAACGCTTTCGCTGTAGTAGCCGTTCGACGCGCCATGCCAGCGAACGTCCACGCTACCTTTAATTGTGGCGAGCTTGTAGAATGTCCATGTGTTGCTTTCGTCCTCGTATCCTTCGACCATCACACCATCCGGTTTCTGGTCGCTTTCCGCTTCTTCGGCCAACAGGATTGGGACCCCGATTAGGTCTGCGAGGTTGCCGCAAATGTCGTTGATGTGCACCGTTTCGAAGCAGTCCTGTGAGTGGTAGAGCGCGTACTTTGACCCGTCCGCGCAATCAAACTCTAGACGGTCATCCCCAATCTGCTGACAACGAGTAAGCGTTTTCCCCTTAAGGTCTGAGAATTTCGGGTAATCGGTCATCACTCACCTCCCGCGCTTGATGGATGTTGGGAACGACCATCAGGAATGTTCGAGTTAACGACATGCATACGGTGCGACCACCATTGCGAATCACAGCGAGCGCACGCGATCCAGGCATTGTCTCCTTCTGCGGCGATCATCGACCAATGCTTTCTATGGAAGAATAGACACCATAAAGTCTGACCAAATTTCTTAGCCATGCTCCTCTCCGTTAGCAGCGCGGAGAATGGCGGCGACTGCCAAATTTGTGGCGACAGCGCCGTGATATCCCGCCAGACGAATGAACTCCGCGCTCTTGTTGAGCGTCGCGCGCTCGTATTCCCGCGCTAACAATTCCCACGCCTCTGCTTCTGTCATCTTCGGGCGTTGGGGCGAGGAAGAAATGCGATCAAGAATTTCCCGAGCCACAGTTCGCGCCATGCAACGAAAGGCCCAATGATCTGGTTCGACGCCCTGCCCCGTGTTGGCGATCTTGTTGAGTTTTCCTATAAGCCAGCCGCGATTGCGCCCGATGGCGGCTAACTCCACTTCTCGCGGTGCTTCCGGGAGGGTGGTGGTGATGCCGTTATGTGCGATCAGGTCTGCTAGTGCTAATGGCAGGTCACGTAACATAGCTGGAATGTCACGCCCGCTCATAATCAGCCCTGGGACATCATCCGAGCAAATACGTAGTCCCCCATCCTCTCGCGAAGATAGACGCAGTGCAATTTCGCGTGGGAGTTTTAGCGTCTGCCCCCCTGTCTCTGCCGGTTCGGTGGGGGTGGCGCGAGGAATAGATTTGCGAAGAACGATCAGAGCGTCCTCGATTTCCCCCAACGCGTCCTGATGCCCAAACAGATTTGACCACTCCGGCGAACGACCTGTGACTAGGAAATAGGCGTGGCTCAATGCCTGTTCCGCGTCATCACGCTCATCAATCAATTTGAGCATGTCGTGTTCCGCCGTCTCTCCCGCTGATGGTGCCGCGAGGGCGGCGTTGGCGAATGCTTGCGCTATTGAGGCACAGGCTCGCAAAAATTCGGTGTCATCACGCTTGTGCTGAGGAACATCGGTGGCAATCTGGATTTTCTCCAGCGCCTCGCGCAGCTTTTGTTCGGTGGAGGTCATGGGGAGTTGGGCTCCTTGGTAATGCGGTAAGCTACAATATCGAATGGATCGCGGCCCTGGTCCCATCTGGATTTTGCTCCCGCCGGATATCTCGCAGTCTGGCCGTTCCTGAATTTAGCCTCGAAAGGCCACGCGAAAGTTTCAGACGGTCGGTCACTGCCAGTGTGTTTGATCCAGTCGCTCACCTCACGCTCCCTTCTCTGGTGTGAGTGCGCGTGCCGCCTTCTCGCGGGTTCGATGATGGAACGTCGCTTTGCCATCAACCGGGTACGCAGCCCAAACCCACGACCGATATGTGCGACCATTGCTGTGATCGTAAGTGTTTCTGATGCGGCCCACGCGCCCGAGGAAGCGTTCTCCATCCATAACGGTGTAGCCGCGAGATTCAGCGAGATAATGCAATGTCACCGCGCATATTCCTTCTCTTCTGTGGATGTGGGAGGGGACGGAAGCGCGGCGGTTTTGGCAAAGCCATCTGGAAACATTTTGCGGTGTAATGACCAATAGTCTGGGGACGTTGCCTTGCCGCAGCCCGACTTAAGGCAATTGGCGTTCGGAAAGCCCATATCGTAGGTGACGGGCTCTTTGATGCCGACGCCCTGTAAGAGTGCGCGGCAGTTCGCCTTGGTCAGCCCACGTTCGATAAGCGGCGTTCGAATTGTCAGCTCAAAGAAATTCTCACGGAGGTTCTTCGCGCGTTCAATATCGCGCTTGTCATTGGTGTAGCCGAAGATATGAATATCGTCAGGCCGTTGGAACAGAAGGCGCGGGGAGATTTTCAACTCCCCGGTGCAGGGAGCACCAGCGTGGCCCGAGATGAACTTCCGCTTTTCCCACACGTCCCATGTGTCGTCATAGTCTTGGTTTTTCAGGACCTCAACCTTCTGCCCAAACCAAGCTTCGCAATCGGCGCGGAACCGCGCATTGTCCTCATGCTCAGAGCCGGTATCGCAATAAACTATGGTGGCTGGACCTTCGCCCAAGACAAGCTTTGTCGCTATGGCGCTCGCAGCCCCGCAAGAAAACCAGGGGACAACCCGAGGCGTTACGTGTGTCACGCGTCACCTCTACGGCTAAACCATTGCGTTTCTTCAGGGCCAACGATGGAATAACTATGCTGACAGAGGCGCACCATGAGTTCGTGTGCTAGCCGCTTAGCAGTGTCCGTGATGGTCCCTAGATCGGAGGGAAAGCGCGGGTAGTTAATTAAGCCGACCCGAACCCCGGACTCCTCGCCGCCAGTGTAGATATAGGAGACAGATTCAATAGTGACGCAAAGCCCTTGCTCAAAGCAGAACTCGCGGCACACCTGTTTAGCCTGGGAGATATCGCCGGCAATGAGAATGTCGATGCGGATTGTCGGTGCGGTACTCATCCTCTCACCGCCCCCTGGTGCTGAATGGTCATGGCTTCACGTACCTACCGGCAGACCAATCGAACTTCGCGCCCTCGGGACGGCGGAAGCCGCGACCACGTTCTTTCGGCAGAAGGTGTTTCTTCTGGACGCGCGCCCGCTTGGATTTCTCGGCCATGTCGTCCGCGTTCTTCAGCGGGACGCAATTGCGGCAGGTAAGGTCTAAATTGTCCTCGGCATTGCGCCCGCCATTGATGAGCGCCACCATATGTTCGCAGACCCAATACTCTCCGGGCCGGATTTTCCGTCCGCAGCGGTGACATTTGCCGCCGTGAGCATCAAAGACGCGAATCCTCACCCTGGGAGGCGGTATGGCGTCGTCGGTTGCGCCGACCCACATATCGACGGAACGCGCCATTACCGGCGTACTCCCGCATAGCGTTGGTCGGTGAGCCACGATTGGAACTGTTGCTCCATGTCATGCCAGAGCGCGCCAGAACGTTCGCCGTCTATGATCTTGGAGCGGCTTTCAACGCCGCAAAATTCGCGGACTTTATGAACCGCATCCTCCGCATTGCTCGCGCCAAGAAACAGCTTGAAGTCGTTATCCTGGCAGCGGATAGCGGCTTGCTGGCTAAGAGGCAGGGAGGCGAAGGGGCGGCGTTCTTTTGGTTGGGTTGCCGAGGTGCCACCCGTGGCAATAGGGGCAGTTGTAGGCGACGGTGTATTTCCAATCGGGCCGTCTCCAGTTTCGGAGCCTTCGAACGGCTTCCGCGCATTCCTTTGTTCCCCATCGGCGCTTTCGCCGGCACATCTTCCATTCTCTAGAAGTGCCACCGCCACCCATTTGCTTTCCCCTGGCATAGGAACGCCCAATTTCATCATGACCTCGTGCGTCTGTTCGATTGGGACCTCAAGAATAAGCTGGACCACCTTGCGACCTTGCACGGGCCGCCAGTTGGCGAAGTCCGCTCGTATGACGCGCAAATCATCCATGGCTAGAATGGAATCTCGTCGTCAACCAACGGCGCTGGGCCGGGCTTTGGTGCCGAGACTGCGCCGCCGCTTACGTAGTCGGATATGGCGTTCTTGTCGGGGTATTCTCCGCCCTTATCCTTCTTGATAATGACCTGGCAACGGCCTGTTTTGCCCACCATATCGTGGCTGCGAAGCTCGCCCTTCTCGTATTCAGCAAGCATGCCAGTCGCTTCCGCGAAGTGGCGGATTTTGTAAGCTGCGCCTTCGCTGTCTACCAACCAGTCAAAGAGCTTGCGGCTGCGCCCTTCGTTGTCATAGACGCGGACAACAAGTTCGACCATATCGTTGCCGGCCTTGCTCTGTTTTTCCGTCGCCTCGGCAATCTCAAAATCGTACATCCCTTTGGGAAGCAGCCCGGCTTCGGCCACTTCTTTCTCTGATTTCGGAGTGAACCTCACGCTGTGTCTCCCGTGATTTTGGATTTCAGAAATTCGATGCATTTGACAATGGTTTCGGTATCCATTTCCTCGAATGAATCCACCGAAGCCTTGGAAAGCCATTTGTCAGTCGTGCCGTCCGGCAGTTTCACCAGGGCCATGAGACGGTTGATCTCTGCGACCTGTTCCGGCGTGGCCAAGATGATGGGCTTGACCTCCTTCTCAATCACATCCTTGCCGTAGCGGGCGGCGAAATCGGCATAGGACCAATCAAAGCGCTCGCCTTCCGGAAAACCCGTCAGGCGCGATTTGCCGGTATTGGCGAAGCGTTTCGCATTTTGTCCGGCCCCGATCTTGCTGATGCGAAGGATCAGATGGAGATCGTATTCCAGCTTCTCGTAACCATCGAAAGTCATGCCTATGACTTCGCGATTGCCCTTCTCGTCTTTGCCCCATAAATCTTTCTGGTGGGCGATGACGACCGCGTTCATATCGGCACGATTGAGCCACCGCACGAGACGCGCCATTTGGCGGATTGGCCCCTTCTTCGAAGCACCAAAGGCGTCCTTGTCGCCAAGCCTGGTTTGTTCATCAGTGATCGCGGTATTGAACAGCTTCGTGATGCTGTCGATCACGACGGTTTTATATGGGTGCTGTTCGGTGGCGAGAGCTTCAACCTGGCCGATGACGGTATCGAAATCCAAGCTGCCCTGGTCCGGGCCGAAATACATGCCGCCAGCCTTGCGCAACTTGTCGCGGTAGTGCGCGAGGTCCGCGCCGCCCTCCGTATCGATGTAATATACGCTGGGGAAATCGAGCGATGTCCAGGTTTTCCCTACGCCGGGCGGTCCATAGATCAGGATTTTCGGCTTCTTCGGTTCGACCGTTTCCGGCGAAACGGCCAGGAGCTTTGATTTCTTGGGCTTAGGCATGTTGACGACGGCATTCATTTCTTCCTCCGGTTCCAAAATTCCGCAGTTTCCAAAGCCCACTTCGCACGCTCTGCCGCGTCATGCGCTTCATCAATCTGGCGCTGTTGTTCCTCTGATCGCCAGACAGGGAGCGATTGGATCAGCCCGAGATATGAATCCCATGCCGCGCTATTCCTGGCCCTGAGTTCGCTTATGGTCACGTCACCACGCCCCCACGATCTGATGCAGCGCCCAAAATGTGCTGACAGCGAAGATCAACCACGCAATCACCGCAGCAATGTCATGGAGCCAGCGGCTCATTGCACCGTCTCCGGCTCGAACGGGCTGGCGACCCGATGCTTGGCCAATGCGGCTTCGATCTCTTCAATCGTGAATCCCAATTCCAGCGCCATATCGGTAAAGGCGCACTCGCAGATTTCGTCCGCGTCGTATTGGGTGAGGGGGTTGGAGCGGGTCATGTCGCTTCACCAAGGGCCTTGGCGATGGCGGCGCGAGCCCATGATCGCGATTGATTGTCATCGGCCTTGAGCAACTGTTGCAGCGCTTCCAGCAGATCAGGCGCGGCGGCTATCAGGTGGGCCGCTTTCTCGTGATCCTCGTTGTGCTCGGGGTCACCAGACCAAGCCATGAAGCAAACGGTGTTGCCGTTCGCCGCTAGGATATGGTTGTTGTGCTCCATGCCATGGCGATCATCGGAATCGACGTGCCAAGGCGAAGGGATGGCATGCTTTGCATCAGCCATTGCGGGCCTTCTTTCTGGCGGTTTTGAGGGCAGATTCCAGCCGTTCGCGAGCGGCCATGTATTTCCCCGCATTCCGCAGGCCCATGACTGAGGTGTCATTGCCGAAAGGCGAGACATGGCCAGACGCTTGCAAGTAGGCGTCAACAGCGGCGATCAATTCGCTTACCGCCGCATGCCCTGCTTTGGTGGCGGTCATGCTGCGGCCTCTTTCTTGGCTTCTTCTGGCGTCCAGAGCTTCGCGTGGGCTTCGATCAGAGCCACAGCGGCGCGGTATTCTTGGGCGTGCTTGTTATCGCCGTGCTCTTTGGCGACGGTGGTGAGGAAATCAGCAATCGGCGAGGGGCCGAAACACCCGGTCTGCACCATCACGCCGGCATCGGTCAGATAGGCCGATAGCATCGCGCTCCGGCTACCGATGGGGCCGATTTGCAAGACGGGGCGCTTGCCGATAAGCACCGCATCATCGCCGTTTTTGAGGCGTATCTTGGCGCCCGCGAGATTGGCGCGCGCGAGATTGGCGCCCGCGAGATTGGCGTCCGTGAGATTGGCGCGCGTGAGATTGGCGCGCGCGAGATTGGCGTCCGTGAGATTGGCGCGCGTGAGATTGGCGCGCGTGAGATAGGCGCCCGCGAGATAGGCGCCCGTGAGATCGGCGCCCGCGAGATTGGCGCGCGTTTTCACGCCCCACTTGACCGCCAATCCAAGTTTGATGCTGACCGGCGTATTTTCATCCGCTTCGATTTCGGCTACAAATTGCACTTCGCCGGACCAACGGTTTCTGACTTCGAATTTCATGGCGCATCCTCCACGTCCAGGCCCGGCGCATACCGATCCGTGTAATGACAGACGCGCTCGGACCAGGAGACGCCAGCCAGCGGCGCGCGCTCCATCGCCGCCATCACGAGCACATGCTCGATCTCGGGGAGCATCCCGCCGGAAATCCAAAGATTGAAACAAGACCAGCAGGCCAGCGCGGTCACCGGCTTCCGCTGATCGCAGATCGGGCACCAGCGAGAGGCGCGGACTGATGGGTAATCGCTGCCATGCTGATGCGCGCAGCGGGCCGCCGCTTCACGCACATAAGGGGAGACGGGGAGGGCGCTCATTCCGCGGCTTCCTGCAGGGCGGGCTTGGGCTCGAACCATTTGGCGTCGGGGCCGCAGCGATCTTCACGAGTGGACACCCGGACGGTTGAGCAAAATTCGTCGGGCCTCGGGCCGGGAAAATCCGGCGAGATGTAATGCGCGCCATCATCCTTAATGCCAGCCCGTCCGCAGCGGGCATACCGCAGTCCGGTCCCGGGCACGATGCAGAATCGGCAATCGCAGCAATAGCGGCGCTCTGGCGCGGCGGTCTCGGCTTCCCGGCGGTCCATCACGCGGCCTCCTTCGTGACGGCCGGATCAGGCTCGGCGATCATCCGCTCGACCAAAGCGAGCGCGGATTGCTGGAGGTCTTTTTTGGTTTTTTGAAAGGCGTCCTGCGCGGCGGCCCTCGCGGCGTCCTGCGCGGCGGCCCACGCGGCGTCCTGCGCGGCGGCCCTCGCGGCGGCCCACGCGGCGTCCTGCGCGGCGGCCCTCGCGGCGTCCTGCGCGGCGGCCCTCGCGGCGGCCCTCGCGGCGTCCTGCGCGGCGGCCCTCGCGGCGTCCTGCGCGGCGTCCTGCGCGGCGGCCCTCGCGGCGTCCTGCGCGGCGGCCCTCGCGGCGTCCTGCGCGGCGTCCTGCGCGGCGGCCCTCGCGGCGGCCCTCGCGGCGTCCTGCGCGGCGGCCCTCGCGGCGTCCTGCGCGGCGGCGGCATCTGTCCGAACCGCTACGAGCGCTGGCATGAGCGACGGGCATTGCGCGAAATCTATTATTTCAGGCAAAGAAGCTAGGATGTCGGCTTGCTTATTGAGCTTCGCCAATCTCAGCCACGCCACGGTATGTGTGCGGATCAGCCAATCCGCCGCCATGGTGGCGCGGCGCTGCTCAAGGGCCTTTGACCCGCGCGTTCCGACAAGGCGCGGGATCAGCGGCAAGAGAAGTGACGTGCGCTCATCATCTGGCAGCCCATCGTTCCATGAGCGCATGAAAGCCGACAGAACCGGGCAAGCGCATTCGGGATGATCGGACCAAGGCTCGCGGGCGACATAGGCAACAGCCTCCATCGCACACATGCCATCTTTGACGTTGCCGTGTGCGCCAAGGCTCAACG